AGACTTTGGTGTAATCAGAGTAGATTGCGCATTTTAATTAAGATTGGGGTGGTCTTCGGACCACCTCTTTCTACTAAACAGGAGTTTTAAATGGAAAGAAAAACTATGAAAGTTATATCAGAAACAGACTTATATGTATCACTCTTAACTGGGGATGCTGTTCGTTTATATGCAGGAGAAGCAAGAGAATTCCCAGAGTATATTGGATATGCTTGTATACAAGCTGGGGCTAAAGAAATAAGAGAAGAGCCCAAAGCTAAAACAGTGGAAGTTATTGAAGAAATTGTTGTAGAAGAAACTACAGAAAAACCAAAAACAAAAGCTAAAACAATTAAGAAAAAGTAGATGGCCGGTACGTTACAAGCACAACATATTTTATCCAGGGTGCGTAATACACTTCAAGATAATACTGGTGTACGTTGGACTGACGGTGAACTATTTGATTATTTGAGTGATGCTCAAAGAGAAATTGCTAATTTTCGTCCAGATGCTACTGCTACGCATGCAAACGTACAATTAGCGACTGGCACTGAGCAAACAATACCTGCTGATGGTTTACGTTTATTAAATATTGTAAGAAATATGTCTGCTACCTCTAGTAGTGCAACTGGTGGTAAAGCCATACGTAGAACTGAGTTTGATGCTATAAATAGTGTAGACCCAAACTGGCATGACCCTACAGCTACTGGCGATGCTGCCCATGGGACTCTAATTGATCATTTTATGTTTGACCCAAGAGACCCTAGAAAGTTTTATGTCTACCCTGGAGTTTCAGGTAATGCGTTTATAGAAGTTATATATTCTAAAAACCCTACTAGTATTGGCGCTAATACCGATTTAATACAAGTAGATGATATTTTTGCGAATGCCTTAATGGATTTTGTAACGTACAAAGCATATTTAAAAGACGCAGAAGCTGGGGGTGGTTTACAAAAGGCTACCGCCTACTTTAACGCTTTTCAAATGAGTTTAGGTACTGGCTTTGCTCAACAAGAATCAAATGCACCGCAAGCGGAGGCGATGAGAAACAATGGCTAGTTTTGAAAGTTTAATAAAAGATGTATTACCCTATGTTCCGGGTTGTCCAGATTCTTTGATTAGAAATAATTTACGCTCTGCAACCATAGAGTTGTGTGAAAAAAGTAAAGCTTATACTTATGATTTAGACCCGATAACTACAATATCAGGTACATACGAGTATGAGTTTGACCAACCAAGTGGTACAGACGTACATCAAATATTATGGGCTACTTATGATGGACATGACTTAGACCCAATTAGTCCAAGAAGTTTAGAGTTAAATTATCCAGATTGGCGAGATAAATCTGGTACACCAACAGTATTTCTACAAAAAACACCAGATACTTTCTGGTTAGTACCAGTACCAAATAGTAAAAAAGTAAATGGGTTACTGTTAAATGTAGCTTTGAAACCTAGTAGGACTACTAGCAGTATAGATACTAATTTTAGTAATGATTATCGAGACGGGATTGTATATGGTGCTATTTATAGATTACTAAGAATACCCGGTAAAGAGTGGACTAACCCACCGGCCTCAGCGGATTATTTTAATTTATTTCAGAATCAGATAAATGATGCTGAATTAAGAGGTAGAGGCGGAGATACTGGGGTAAAAAGAACAGTTAAGTATAAAAGTGCAGGTTTATCCCCAAGGAAGAGGTATGGACGCTATGGTAAAGAGCTGGACTATTAAAGAGGGATTAGTCGTTGAGGCTATTCCGTTAGAAGATGTAAAAGCTGCTTACAGTAATATTGAAAAAGATTTACATTACGTAAGCACCAAACTTAACGCAGAATGGATTCCGGCAGATATATATGCTGCCTTACGTGCAGGAAGTGCTGAACTTTTTGTTATGTATAAAAACGATTATTATGTAGGCTTTGGTGTTCTTACTTTAGTAGACAACTTAGATGGAGAAAAAAGCCTTTTTATTTGGGTAGCTTACACAAAACCTGAGTATAATGTAATAAAAGAAGGGTTTGAGTTTTTAGATAAATTATCTGAGGATTTAAATGTAACAGGAATTGAATTTCATTCCCCCCGTTCTGGATGGACCAGAAAGGTAAATATTCATGGATATGTAGAAAAACATAGAACTTTTAGAAAAGAGGTATAGTTATGGGTAGTGGTCCAGATCAAAAAGATTATGAGCCGGGTGAAACCGAAAAAATACAAGGCGCAATAGCAAAAGCTGATCAAGACTATTTTGAGAGTACTTATGACCCTTTATTAAGGGAAATGAGAGACGAATCTCGTAGTTCTAACGCCCAAAGAACTTTACGTGGTAGAGCTCAAGCAGATACTATGCAAGCTTTAACTGGGCAACCTCTTGCTCCCGGAGTTACTAGTGCTGTAGATAGCTCTGCAAATATGGCCTCTGGAGCTATTGGACAAATACTCTCTGCAAACGTCACAGCAAAAGGTGTAAAAGATCAACAAGGTTTAAATGTATTAGGGATTGCTCGTGGACAAGCAGCAGATGCTGGTAGTGCTTTAGCACAAGCATCTAAGTTAGAAAGATCGGAAAAACTTGCAAAGGCTGCAGAGAAACAAACGATAAGAAGAGCAAACAAAGCCGCGATAGCGAACGTAGGTATTACCGCAGCTAAAACAAGAATGAGAAAAACACTAGCAGACCAAGGAAAAAATGACTATGTTAGAATGATGGGTCGGACGGATTTAGGCGGGAACTTTAATTCGGGGAGTCAGGTATAATGTTTCCTGGATTTGAAGGTAGTGATTTAGGCGAAATCGTAGGCAACCTAAAAGCCCGACAGGGTGTATATGATACAACCACAAAAGCTGGTCAACAAGGGTATCTAAAAAATGAAAGAAGTAAATTAGGACTTACCGCTTCTTCTAACCCAGATTTTGACTATGCTGATGTTGCAGTAAGGCAATATGGTAGGTATATAAATGACTTTCGTCCTTTTGAAGAAGAAATGTTACGAGGCAGAGATGATACAAGCCTTGTAGATGCTGTGCCAAAAGATGTAGCACAACAAACACAAATTGCAGAGGACGTTGCTAGACGTAATAGAGAAAGATTAGGGTTTGAAGAAACTGCTGCTCTAAGCCAAGGCAGACAAGCGGCTAGTCAAAGGGGCGAAGCTTTATCATTAGCCGGCGGTTTAAATAATGCTCGATTAGCACAATTGGATGCAAATAATAAAACTCTAGCAAATTTAATAAATATTGGACAAGGGGTTAACAGAAGTTCTTTAAGTGGACTAGGTACTGCTGCTGCAAATGATGTAAGTAGACAGAATGCCTTTACTCAAGCAAGAGCACAAAGTGCAGCACAAAACAGACAGATTGGTGGTAGCGTATTAGCTACAGCAGCCATGGCGGCAATTATGTTTGCATAATAGGTATAAAGAATGGCGACAGAAAAAGACACTTTTGATAGAACTTTTGGGGATACTACCTTTAACCCATATGATGCAAGCGGAAGTAGTGGGGGCAGTGGTTTAGCTAGTAGTAACCCTTATGGTCAATCGGAAACCCAATACAGAAAGAGGACGGCAGGCGATAGTTGGAAACAATTTTTTGGTATAGATATTGGGGCAACTAATCAAAAAGATATAGATAGAGGACGAAGTAATCAATTAGGTAATATTCTCGATATTCAAACAGAAATTTTAGGAGACGCAAGAACGTTCAAAAACACAGAGTGGGAAAACTTAGCAGACCAGTCCGCGTTTAGAGATGAAGAGGCTTTTAATAAATTTAAGAACGAGCTTGAGGTAGATGAGACTGATCTTTTTAAACTAACACCAAGTACTGCTGTAACTCTAGGTAAAGCGTTAGGGGATGAAAGTACGGGTAGATATAACGCAAGTGTATTACAAAATAATTTAGGCGCTGACCATAAACTCTTTGGGGCGGGTAAAAAAATAGATTGGCTTGGTTCTCAATATGGTATAAATCAAAACGGGAGATACGCGATTCTTAATCCTTTAGTCAGAGCAGTTGGTAAAGACAAAGACGGTGGTCAATTTTTTTATTCTGCTGATATGACTTCTGATGGCAGCAATTTGGCTGACATGACCGATTCTGAAAGAGCCTCAGATCAAGAATTTTTAGGGGGAATGACAAAAGATTTTGCTGGTCAAGATATTCCTATAAATAAATATTTAGACACAGCTTACAAAGCGCTTTACAGCGACTTAATAAATGAAATGCCTAATGGCGGTCAAATAGGGGCAATGGTGGGTTTAACTGAGCAAAGCTTCAACCGGCTTAAATCTGATTTTGATAAAGTTAGTTCTGAAACTACTAACAGACGAGAAAAATTAGACGCATTGAATAAAATAATAAATGTAACTGAACAAGAGAAGCAAGATCAAGCGGTTACTGGTGGAAGTGGGATTACATACACTACTCCCGGTGATATGGTCAAAGGACCTGAAATTAAACAAGCAAATACTAAGGAAGAAATTTTATCTTCGATAGAAAGTCTTAAAGATAACCAAAAGCAGGCTGCAGGGTTTGTGGAGCCGGTTGTAACCTCGGGTGTTAGCCCTACAGGAGGTTTTTATGTAGAAGGGACTGCTACAGGAAAAAGAGAGGGGATGAATCGTTCTGAGTTAGTAGTTTACCCTAAGGGTTCCGTTTATCGCCTGTCCAAAGACCAACTTAGTAGGTTTAGTATAAGAGAGCAAGAAAAGCTTGCTAGAGAGTCAAACGAACTCTCTAACAAAAATGCAAATATAATAGCAGAGTACACTGCGCCATTAATTAATCAGAGGATCGCCCAAGAAAAAAGAGCCGATCCAACTAGAGATATAAGTACTCAAGATAGAAAAGACAACATAAAAACAGTACAGGAATTTTATAAAGAAGTTAAGGGTGGTTTTAAGGGTCACAAAAAATTGGTAGATCAATTAAGTGCTAACCCCGAGAAGTTACAAGAATATTTAAATGACCCTTATGAGTTTGCTCTTAATAATAACAATAATGATATATTTGGAGAACCAGTGTCTGCAACAGATGATAAAACACTACGCGACTCTTTAAATAAGCAGAGTTTAACGTATTTCCCTAAAATAAAAAAAGCTTTAGCGGATAACAAACCCATAGCAGAAATTAAAACGTTAATAGAAGAAGCCATTGAAGTAAATGACCAGGACCAAGCTAGCCTCGAAGAACTGTCAAAAATACCGGGTATGGCTAATGGTAATCTTGGGCAAGCCTCTCCTGTAGCTAAATATGGGGCTATGTTACGAATATATGGAACGATGGATCCAAATACCCAGATGAGAGAGACTTTCATGTCCTCAGACAATGTTACAAATTTTCTTACCTATGGCACCTTTATCGCACCGAAAGAAGTTAAACCATCACCTGTAGACACATCAGGTATTAATGTCCTTGAAGATACTTTAAATAGCGCTTTAGGCAACTTAGACTTTACTAAGATTGATGATCCTAAGATTAATACGAGAGAAAAAAATAATCTTCTTAACGAAGGGGTAGCTAACCTAGGTACTGCTAATTCTATAATACTTCAAACGCTACGAGGAGTACAAAACAAAACAACAGATAAAAGGATTATAAGGAACCCAGGATTTATAGCCAATGTCCAGAGATATAAAGAGGGTCAAGCTAAAATAATTCAAATGAAAATTAAACAATTGGCTGATAAATCTTGGTGGAGGGACTTAATAGAAATTGCAACTTTTGGAATAGTAGATTACAACGAGACTCCGCAAGCTTTCATGGAGCAGATGTCTAGATTACGTGACGACCCCGGCGCTAAGAAATTTATAATTTTAGACCCAGCGGGTGGAAGTTCTGTAGCATCCATTTCTTATGAAGATATACAAGATCCAAATTTATTCAAAGCTTTTCGAGAACAAGCCGCGGTTTCTGCATTACTAAAGAAAAGTAACTTATAGAGAGTAAAGAGTGTGCAGGTACCTCAATATATCTTAAATTCACTTCTTACCGAGGAAGGTAGTAAAGATTATGTTTACGCTGATACTCAAGGAAACCTGACTGCGGGTATAGGTCATAAATTAGTTGGCGCTGAATTAGATCAGTATCAAGATGGCGATAAACTCCGCCCCGGAGATGCCACACAATGGTTTGAGAATGATGCGACAAAAGCTTATGAAGCAGCATTAAGTCAAGCACAAGACCTTGGTTATGGCACCGAAGACGAAAAATTTATAGAGAGGTTAACTCACGCTAATTTTCAATTAGGAGAGAATTGGTGGGATAAATCTGTAAACCCTAACGCTTTAGAAAAAACTTGGGATGCATTAAAAAATAAAAACTTCGATACTGCGGCAAAAGAAGCGATAGACTCTAATTGGTATCTACAAGAGTCAGGTAAAGACGTAAACAGAGCAGAACTATTTGCAGATTCTATAAAAAGTCTTGAAGCACCTACTGTATTACCGCCTGTTGAGCCAACACCAGACAGAAGAGTGGCTTCAGCCGGTACCGATTTAAGCGGTGTATTTCTTTACCCCGACGCAGCTGCCATGCGGACTTCGACTTTTGTAACACCTCAACCATTTCCAGAAAGAAAACCCAAACCGGAAGGCTTACTTGAAAAATTTACTTATGGGTTTGAAGGGGGGATAGAGCAAACAGGGGCTGATTATAATAGTATGAAGGCCGCTTTTAATATTGCCCTTGGAAGAGATGAAGCTGCAGCAACTAATTTAGCGACAGCTGATTTTTATGAAAGGCAGGCAGCAGAGTATTTCCAAGAATTAACTCCTTTTAAAGAGTTTTATGATAACCCTACTTTTGCTGGTGGAATTGAACAGGTGTTTGGTGGTGTAGGTAAAATATTACCTCAAGCTATGGAAACAGTAGCAAGTGCAATAGCGGGTGGTGGGGTAGGTTTTATATTAAAAGAAGGAGTAAAACGTACCGGTAAAGTGGCAACTAAGCAGTTGTTAAAAGACGCCTTAAAGAAATTCAGAATGGCCGGAGGGGGCTCTGCAGGTTTAAAAGCTTTATCAGTAGAAGAAAGAGTAATTTTAGAAGAGTCTTGGAAACTAGGTAATCGTTTAGTAAAAGGTGGGTCTATAACTGGTGCTTTTTTGCAAGAGTATAAAGTAGGAACATCACAATCTTTACAAGAATATCAAGAAGCAGGAAGAGAGTTGGGTAAACCCGAAGCGTTCGCGGCTTTAGGTTTAGGATTACCACAAGCGATTATTGGAACTGCAGCAGAAGTGTTTTTTGCTAAGGCTTTGTATAGCATGGCTTTACGTAAAACACGTTTAGGTAAAATAGTAGATACAGGGGATAAGAACCCAGAGGCTCTTAAGGGTGTAGACAAAGGTCTCTATACCATCTACCAAAGATATCAAAAAGACGGTCAAAAGGCTTTAAGTAACTCAGAGCTTGGTAAATTACGAGCAGCACAAAAGGATAGTAATTACTTTTCAAACTTTGCTAGAGACATGGCTACTCTAGTTGGTATTAGTACGGTATCAGAGGGTACGGCAGAAACCTTACAAGAGGGTATTACCGTAGGGCAAAGATTTGCTATTGATGAAGATTATGACGCGGCGGATGCAAAACTAAGAATAGCAGAGGCTGCTTTCTTAGGGGCTTTCGCCGGTGGTGGAGCTCGAGCAGTTCCAGGTGCTGCAGTAACAAGTATTTTTAGTCAAGCTAGAAATGCTCTTGATGATAGTTTTGATTATCGTGCTAGAAGCGAAGAACAAGAGTCACGTTTAGGGGGTGTATTTGATTTTAAACCTGAATCAGACGACTCACTTAACGCACAGTTAGATACTGTTTTAGATACAGATAATAAAAAAGATTCGTTATGGGTAAGAGAAGAAGACCAAGAACGTCTTGATACAGCTCCAAAACAACCCACAACTTTTAGTCAAAAAGTAGCAGATTCAAAATTACAAAGTGTAGTACTACCAGGCCAAGGTACTTTTTATAGTAGCGTGCCTTCAAAAGTAAAGGCAATAGATAAATTTAAAGGAGAGGCAACCGGTAGAAATTATGATCGGTTTGAAAAAACTTTAGCTTCTACTTTAGGTTATTCTGAAGCAAGAAACCAAAATCATGATCAAATTTTAGAAGTTGTAAATAAGAAAGGAGAAGTAGTTTGGCAACAGACTATGGACTCTGCGAAAAAAGAAAACGCCGTTGAAGCTGCAAATTTGCTTTTTAGAAGTAAAGGCAGAGGCCTTAGGAATTATGATGAAGTATTTAATACAGAACTGGAAAAGCCACAACCTAAACCCAACGAAAAATATTTTATAAGAGTAAGAGACCCAGAAGTTTCGATGGAAGAAAGAGTAGCTTCGGCTACTATTGAAAAAGTAAATGAACCAGAGGATGAAGAACCAGAAGTACGTAAAAGCACCATAGATGATACGGACACTGATGATTTTGAGACAGCGCAAGCTCAAGCAGAGGGCCGTGATGTTGATAGTCCTGACACAACGCAAGCAGAAGGACTTGATTTTGAGACTCAACAACAATCCGCGCAAATTGACAAAGTAAGAGAAAGTGATAGAGGTCTTATAGAAGTAATTGATAGGCCCAATGAAAAAGGCACAGTAAGGTTAGCTAGTACAAGTGGGGCTAAAACTAGGGGTGTAAAAAGTGATCCACAACCTGTTGGTTCTTTAAAATCAATCCCCTTGGGCGCCTTAATATCCTTAGATGATCCGCTTAGACAAAAATTTAAAACTAAACAGTTAGTTAAACCATATACACAAGAGAATATAGACAACATCAGAAGGGGTCAACAACAGGTTGTTGAGTATCTTGAAGGAGGAAAGGATGAGGTAGCAAAAACCCCACTTACTCCTACCAAACAAGCTATTGTTGATAGTCTTAATGAAACTTTCTCTGCATTCTTTTTAGGGCTTACAAAACAAAACCCAGATAAAAATTTCGATATAACACAACAAACAACAGAAGATGGACAAGTAGAGAATAGAATAATAGTTGAGGCTACTCCAGAAAGTCGTCCATTTGATCAAGAAAATGCTTTAAATATAGTTATTGCAGGTTTTAACAACGCTGATAAATACGCAAATGTAGGCAGAGCAACTGCAGCTAAGAAAAATAAAAGATTCCCTACCGGAAGTCCTAAAGGTGAACAAGCTTTTAGGTGGGAGATTGTGCCTGCAGGTACAGGTCAATTAAGAAGTCTTACTGAGGCAGAAATGAGTTTAGACAAGCCAACCTTACCTAAAGGTAATAGATACATTGCTATGAATGAGATGTTAAAAGCTAGTAGGCGTTTGTATTTACAACAAGATCCAAGCAATATTGAAAATTACAATACTTCACTTGTTATTGGTTTTAACTCAATGTTAGCAGACGTATTACAGAACTTTGAAGTAAATGGAGTACGTCAACACATTATTTTTAGAAAACTAGATGGTACTAAATTTGCAGATGGTAATGATTATATTGACATTACTAACCTACCTACACAAACAACTCCTACAGAGGGAACACCAGATATACAAACTGATTTAGATGCAGTAACTAATCTTATAAACAATAAAAGACAAAAGTTTGAAGAAAGAGCTAAGAGTGAAATAGCGGAAAGAAAAGCACGTTTAGAAGAACAAAAAGAAGCTGCGTTAAGAACATCCTATAATACCAACGAGGAGTTGGTTGCAACTGTAAAACGTCTTGATAGACAGATAGCCGAAGTTGATGCTGCTCAAGAAGGATCTGTAGAAAGAGCCCTAAGAAAAGACGATGAAATTAAAGCTGCTCTTGAGGCAATAGCCGCTCAGACAACGGTTGCTGCTAGACCACCTACACAACAACCTACTGTTGCGGCACAAGACATAAGTAATTTACCAATTTGGTTTGATATGTTTAACCAAGAACAAGGGCAACCCGCT